ATATATGATGAAACAACTTACAGAGCAGAAGCTAATAGACAATGTCGCAAAGTTCTATGATCTGATAAATAAATATCTTCCAGATAATTCAAGAACAAAGAAGCTGATTAAATTCTATGAAGGAATAGAAGTCACTTTGACCACATCGCCAGCATCTACAAAAATACACCACCACAACTGCTTCATAGGAGGATACGTAGATCATGTTATTAGAGTCACAGAAGCTGCACTGGTAATGGACAAGGTTTGGGATAAATTTGGTGCTGCAAAAAACCATACAACTGAAGAACTTGTGTTTTCTGCTATAAATCATGATCTTGGGAAGCTTGGTACGAACTCAGATCCATACTATTTACCACAACCGTCAGAGTGGCACCAAAAGAACCAAGGGAAGTATTTTACTTACAATCCAAAGGTAACTCACATGAAGATAGCAGATAGAAGCCTGTTTTACCTTCAGCAAGCAGGCATACAAGTATCTGAAAATGAATACATTGCAATAAAAATACATGACGGACTTTTTGAATCTGGAAATGAATCATATCTAATAACAAGTTCTCCAGACTTACAACTGAAAAGCCACCTTCCTTGCATATTGCACCAAGCTGATCTGATGGCATCCAGAGTAGAAAACGACGTAAACAAAGCATAATATGATAGAAGTAATTTCAATAGCAATTTGGCCGCTCACAATCATCGGATATGTGATCTGGAATCTATACAACAAGAACGTTAGACTAGAAAAGATGCTCAAAAAGGAAGACGAATTTGTGAGAAAAGTTTTATCTTTGGCCGATAACATAGACAAGACAGCCGCAAAGATAGATGCAACTATGTGGGTGTCAGCTGATCAAGAGCTCAAGACGATGTTTGAAGACATCAAGACTATGCAAGAGAGCATAAAACAATTCACAGGTAAACTATGAGCATGGCAGAAGAAGTTTTACTGACAAAGAAAGGGAATCCTAGAAAGAGAAAGCCAAAGTCAAAGATAGATTACTTCACTTTAGAGACACAGGATGCGATACTTAGGTACAGAGAGAGTCACAGCCAAGACGAAAGAAACAGGATATACAACGCTGAGATCCACAATGCTTTATACAAATTAGCCGAGAACATAATCCACACTTTCAAGTTTTATCACACTGAGGTTGAGAATTTGGAAGATCTAAAGTATGAAGTGATCTCTTTCATGCTCCAAAAGCTGCATCTGTACGATACTACTAAAGGAAAGGCGTATTCTTATTTTGGCACTATAGCAAAAAGGTATCTCATAGCATACTGCCAGAGAAACTACAACAAGCTTGTAGAAAAGAAGTCTATAGATAACGTAGACAATGATGAAATGACAATAGACAGCTTGGTAATGACGCCTGGAAACGGTGAACTTAACAGGCTTGAGGTGATAGACGAGCTCATCCAGCACATAGAACTCAACATGTTCAATATGTTTGAGAAAGAAGATGAGATAAAAGCAGCAGATGCTGTAGTTGAGATCTTGAGAAGGTCAGATACGATAGACATCTCAAACAAAAAAGTGCTCTACATCTACGTAAAGGAGATAGCGAACGTAAAATCTACAGCTATAACCCATGTGATAAACCGAATGAAAGTCATCTATAAAGGAATACTCAACAGAAAAATAGAAAACGAGGATTACTAATATTTATATAGAAAAGAACTATGGCTTTAGATTTGAGTCAGACAGTGTTTGAGGGCAAAAAGCTTGAAGATCTTGTCAAAGAGGTGTATGATAACCACAAAGATCAAGACCAAAAACTAAAAACTGAGATCACTAGGCTAGCCGGGATGATATCTAATCCTGGAGACGCAGTAGTGATCATTCCTATGTTGAAAGGTCTCATGGATTCTAGCTTAAAGAACGATGAGACTATATTGAAGCTTGTGAATGTGTTCCAGAAAGCTGCAGAAAGCTCCAAAAAAGACGACTCTGAAGATCTTGGGATACTTACAGAGAAAGACGTAGAACAGCTTTTTCAAGAGATAAACATTATAAAAGCCCCAAAGGAGAAAGAAAATGTCTGATGCTTTAGGTAGGAACCATGGATCTGGCATAATGCCAAAAGGAAGCACCAGCTTTTTTATGGGACGTGTCAAAAACATAGTCCTTGGTCCGTATTTAGATAATACAAAAACACCAAATCCAGACTACAATTCAGCAGCAGATGTAGGAAAGATCATATTTGAGCTTCCTTACGGAGACATAACTAGCACCAAGTACAATAAAGAAAACAGACCAGCATACCCAATGTTCGGTTTTCTCAGACAGTACCCTTTGATAGGAGAGATAGTTTTTATAGTAGCTGGACCATCTGACAAGCTAAACGATCATAAAGATCACCAAAAGTTGTTTTACTTGCCTGCGTATGCTCTGTGGAATTCTGTGAACCACAACGTGTTCCCAAACATGCAGGAATTCAACCAATTCCAACAGCAGATAGCAATGAAACCTGGGTATACAGGATACCCATCTAGGTCAGGCAACCCTCCAGAGTTTCCTAAAGGAAGTACATTTACAGAATCTTCTGACATAAGGACTTTAACTCCGTTTGAGGGAGATGCTGTGATAGAAGGAAGATTCGGTCAATCTATAAGATTTGGATCTACTGTAAGCAAATTCAAAGGATATAACTCTTGGTCTGATGTTGGGACGAATGGATCTCCTATAACTATAATAAGGAATGGTCAGGGCAAAGTTACTAGCCCAAAAGATCCTTTTGCGAGCACAGTAGAAGACATAAACACAGATGGAGCATCTATATACATGACTTCTGACCAGAGGATAGTTATAGATGATCTTTCAAACTTTCCTATGAATTCTTACGGAAAGTCAATAGTGTCTACTGCAGTGTCTAATGTGGTGTCAGTGTTTGAAAAGCCTACTTCTAATGACTACTCGGCTGCTTCAGATCAAGACGAAAAAACGTTCAGCTAATGACAAAACCAGAATTTCCATTCTTAGGACCACAGACTATAATCAGTTCAGATAGAGTTACTCTCCATTCAAAAAAGGATGGTGTTTTTCTTTTCGGTAAATCGACTGTTGGATTATCTTCAGTTGGAACTGTAAATCTGGATTCTAATGAGCAAGTGCTAATAGATGCACCAAAAATAACTTTAGGACATCAAGCAGATATTCTGGGAAATCAAGCAGTCTTAGGAAATCAGCTTCTTGGATCTTTAAACACTCTGCTAGATTCTTTAAATACTTTAGGAGATGCTCTAGCAAAAGTAGATGGAACTACTCCGATTTCTACTAAAATAAGCCTTACCATGCTTAAAGTAGTAGGAGATAATCTAAAACAGGTCGTGACTATAATTAAAACAACGATAAATGATACAGATCCAGACGTAGGGATACTGTCAAACACAACATACACAAGGTAATGCCACAAAAAACACCAGGACCCATAGCAGATCTTTCAGCATCTTACATGAGATTGATGGAAGCCTTAAGCACATCTACGGCGATCTCAACGTCTTTAGATGCTTCTGTTGGTACTACTGCTGCCACTGGAATGGCCAAAGCATCAAAAAGCATATGGCAGACTATGTGGGATTACCTAAAAAAGATACCTGGACAGCTGTTTGGGGGCACTGGAGGATCTGGAAAAAGTGCTAGTGACCCTAGTCAGTTAGGCATAGCTAAGGTTTTAGAAATACTAGCTTCTATAGACTTGTGTTCTGTGATAAACACGTTGTCTAATCTTAAAGGAAAAGCGATATTTGATCCAAATAACCCACCAAAAGAATCAGGACTTCCATATACTAAATGGAAAGTACAAAAGGCGGCATATGACATCCAAAAAAGCCTGGATGCATTTTCTGCAGTATATGAAGCAACATCAGATCCTGCTGCTACAATAAACAACTTGCTACTAGAGCTTGTTCCACTGCTAGAAGTAATAGTGGGACCTGCCTATTTAGGAGATCCTCAGATAAAACAATCATTTCCACAGACCTCGCCCTTCAACAATTTTATATCAGATCTAATACAAAAGCTGCTTAAAACAGAGAGGATAAACAATTCTAATAAGCCAGCAATAAAATCTATACTGACTTCAGTCGGACTTTTAAGACAGATATGCGTATTAATACAAGGCCTAACATCTCCAGCCAACCTGGCATCATATACAAGTAGCATTATAGATCCAAAGGTCGTGAAGTCTATAGATAGGCTTGGAGTAAATAACATGAACGTAAAGCAGATCATCGTGACTCTTACCCAGGTTCAAAAGAAACTAACTGCGATAGAAAGAACTCTTGCTGTAATAACAAACACCCTGTCTAGGGTGCAAGCATTCATAAAGATCTGTCTTTCTATAGTAAAGATATTCAAAATAATAATAAACTTCTTGAAAGCGCTTCCTATGCCTACCATGTACACTACAGTGGGCATAAATGTAACAATGTCTGAGGCAGAAAGGGAGCTGTCAGACGAATCAGACAGAATGATCGCAATATTAAGCGAGCTGAATATCATGATGGCCATAATAATATCAATGCTCCAAGCAGTAACAGGGGTCATAGATCTATTACTGACAAGCATGGATTCTATAGTAACAAATCTTGAGTCTTGCACTAGAGGTGGAACAAATGAACCTCACATGCAAATGCTAAAAGATATCAAGCAGACAGTTCAAAACATAAGATCTAGCAATGATGATGTTAAATCGTATATAGACAACTGTAGAAACAAAAAGAATAATAGCGAT